AACATCTGATCCTTTACCATCTGCTGTCTTAGGAAAGAAGTAATCTTCGTTGATTGATAGTGGATTATATGCACTATCGATAACGTTTTGCCCGCCACCTGTTTGACTAGGTATGCGTCTTTGGTGAATTTCGTTCTTAACACGCTCAACAAACGCCATAGCCAAGTGACTTGGCATGTTTCCTACATCAATATGGAACACACGACGCTCTGGAGCACGTTGTATACGATAGATAAGAATAGCATCTTCCAGCAACTCCTTCTGTTTGTATACTTTAAAGATGTTTTCTAGTAAGCTATTACCAAATGGAAAGTTATTATCTAAGCCTTCTGATAAAGATAAGTGTACAATATGCTTGGCATCCACTGCATTTTCTTTGTATTGTAGTCCGAAACGACTGCCACTACCGCTACTAGCACCTGCGCCTGTACTAGATCTAGCACTAGTTGATCCTGTAAATCCACTAACTGGCATTGGTCCACCGCCTGTGTTGCGTGGATTCATGTTAGGAGTAATTTGTGTAGCAACTAAATGTTCAAAATTAGGTGCTAGATCTTTAACAACATACTGTTCAGGTTTCTTACCTTCACTTTCGTTAACAATAACTTTGATAACATTGCTAGTATCAATCCAATTCCACTTTTGATTTTCAGGATCACGAATAAAAAATGCATCACCGTACTTGAATACGTTGCGTACAATCTTAAAAATACGTGTATCAAACTTTTGTAACTTGTTCCACTGTTGTAGATATTCACTTAATACTTTAATTTCTACGTTAGTAGCTTTGTGACGCCATTTAATTGCAAATGGACTATTGTTATCTTTTAATTTTTGTGTGCAAAACTCTGCTAAAATATCCAAAGCCGCATTAACTTCGGGATCGCTGTCCATAACTTCATACTGAGCATAGCGTTCAACGCGATTTGGACTACCGGTATAAACATCTGGCAAGTAACTGCTATAGTTAGTACGTGCTGGCCCTGGACGGTTTCCGCTATTAATTCCATTGATAGGACTTAATACTTCTCCGTTGACGGGAACAGGTGTAAAATATTTTTTCCAACTCATCGTTTTTCCTTAAGCAAGTGTTCTGTTGCCAGTGGCTTTGGCAGACATCTTAGCCGTTTTCTCACTGTGGTGACTGATTGCTTCTGAATGGCTAGCAACTTGTCCCATAGTCTTATTTAACTGTTGTAGCACAGTATGGATATCTTTTAGAGTCACTTCGCCTTGTGCGCCACTAGTTGCTAAAGGATTCGTAGGTGCAGTTGCTTCTGGTGTTCGAGCGGCTGTAGTGGTTGGACTAGTTGTTTGTTTGGCTTTTTCAGTCGATTCACTTGTTGCGGGTGTGTTAAGTTTAGAAGTATCAATCTTTGGAATAGAATTTTGACTAGATTTAATAAAGTCTAATGCACTATTAGGACCTGCTTTCATCAAACTGGTAATATCAGCTTGTGACAATGGTGGGCCTGACACACCACCGGTCATTCCGGATATTTTGGTTTTTATACCGCTGAACATATTGTTTAATTTGTCAGTTGGTACAATGTCTCCTGCTGATTTAGATTTAAACAATTCAGGACCATTTTCTCCAACCATGTAAACTTCTTCTGCATTTACTGGTCCGCCAGCGGCTTTTTTCTCTACTGGTTTTGGTTTAGGCAATGGTCTGCCACTTGCATTAGGACCGCTAGTAGCTACAGGTCCTGGATTACCAGTCGTGCCTTGCAAATGACTCTTAACATTCTCTAAAACCTTATCAAGTTCTCCGCCTTTGCCGTATATTTTAGTTAATGCACTTGCTAATGCTTCTTGACCTGCTTTACTTCCAGCAATAGTATTAAGATTTTTACTAAACACAGACAATGCTTCGTTAGCTTGATTAAATGCGGCACCTTGTAGTGCGGCCATACCAGCTGTTGGAGCTACGTTAGGATTTATTTGCCCAGACGGTGTTCTACTTTCTGATATATTTCTTGCTTGATTTTGTTGTTCTCTAACTGCATCGATCGGTGTTTGCCCGGGAGCCCTATTATTAGGATTCATTGCATAACGCATACCGCCAGCGGCCATATCTTCTTGATAACTTGTTTTGAATCCACCTTTTAAATTATCAGGAAGATTCTGCATCATCTGTTGATATCTAGCAGTTCCTTGGAACGCCGCTTTATCAGCTTGAGATTTTAATAATAAATCTTTACCTTCTTGACTGTTAGGATCTTTTCCTAGTATACGATTAGCTTTTACAAACTCGCTCATGGCTTTTGGACCCATACTCATCAACTGAACTTGTTGATCTTGTGTTAGGCGACCATTATTCTGAATAGCCATAGCAGTATCGCCGGCTGTTTTACCCATGCCAGACAATGACGCTTGATTTTCTATAATTGCTTTACGTTGTTCTTCTGTGGCATTTTTAAGTTTAGCTTGCACTTCTGCACTAGACAATCTTTCTTCTAGTTCTGCTGTAATAGCTTCTCTGTTCTTACCAGTGGCAGCGGCCACTTGATTAATTGTTTTAGCCAAATGACTAGCGGCTTCTGCGGCTTCGTCTTGTTTCTTTCCAGGTGTTAATGCTTCAGTTCTGCCATACTGACTAAGTCCAGTAATTCTGCCTAGTGCTTGTTCACTGAATTGTAAATTTAATCCATTTTGCTGAGATAACTTTTGTACTTTAGCTCCGGTATCAGCTAGTTCTGTAGCACGTTCTTGAGCTGTTGATCCAAAATCTTGAAGTGCGCCACGACTACGATTCATTATTTGATTATAATCTTGTAGTGTCAGACCCGAGGCACGCAGACGACGCTCAAAGTTTACAAATTCTCCACCACCTGCACCAGTAGCGCTAGCTTCACGACTTGACTGAAGTTGATTTAATCCTGAAGTACCTACTTGCGATACCCAAGCTGGAGTTATATCTGAATACTTGTCTAAGTTTTCAAATAGTCCTTGAGACTCTCGACCTATTTGTTGTCTGGCGCCAGCAAAGCCATTAGCTAAGTCCGTTGCCGCAGAGAATAGACCACTTAGACTTCCAGATGCTTTACCAGCATTATCCGATAACCTACCAACATTATCGGCTGCGGCTCCAGTAGAATCTTTACCAGCGGCAGGTTTATTAGGGGCAACAGAGTTATTATCACCGGTGGTTAATTGTTTTAAAAACTCACTAACGGTCATATTGCCAATTGTTTCAGCCATTATTTTTTCCCAGAAATATGCGTATATAAATACTACATATTATATTTATCAGGAGCCAAAACCATGGCAAACAACCCATTAGAACAGTTTTTTAGACAACCAAAAATTTTTATCAAATTACCTAGTCAAGGAGTTTATAACGAGCAAGGGTCAATTACTGGAGAAGTCAGCAACATGCCAGTTTATAGCATGACTGCTATGGATGAGATTATAGCAAAAACTCCTGACGCACTATTCACTGGCGAAAGCATGGTTAGAATGATTCAAAGCTGTTGTCCCAATATTAAAAATGCATGGGACGTTAGCATGATTGACAGTGATTTAATTTTCACTGCCATACGAATTGCCACATATGGTAACATGATAAATGTAACACATACTTGCCCTAAGTGCAGTGAAACTAATGAATATGAATTAGATTTAGCTAGAGTAGTTGAACATTTTTCTGCTTGCAAATATGACAATGTGGTAACTCTAGACAAGATTAGTATTCGTACTCGTCCAGTTAATTACAAACGCAATACAGAATTGCAAATGAAACAATATCAGTTGAACAAACAACTACTGCAACTTGAAGAACAAGAAGAAACTGAAGAAAAACAGAAAAAAATAAATGAAATGTTTAAGATTATTGCAGACATTCAAACTGAGTTTTTCATTGACAGTGTTGAAAGTATAGATACTGGCAAGCAAGTAGTTACAGAAAAAACTTTTATTGCAGAGTTTATGAAAAATTGCGATAAAGAAATTTATGATGCTATTAAAAGACACATTGAACTAAATCAAAAAAATTGGTTAATACCTAAATA